AACGTAGTCTATCGTGAAGGTCCGGTACTGACCGCCATGAAACGTGGCGCAGTGTTGATCCTTGATGAGATTGACCGTGGATCAAACAAGTTGATGTGTCTACAGGCAATCCTTGAAGGCAAACCCTACTTCAACAAAAAGACTGGCGAAGTTATTACTCCCGCCTCTGGTTTCAATGTGATCGCTACTGCGAACACCAAGGGCCGTGGTTCCGATGACGGTAAGTTCATGGGTGCCCAAGTTCTTGATGAGGCATTCCTCGAGCGATTTGCAATCACAGTCGAACAAGAATACCCTTCTGCCGCTCAAGAGAAAAAGATTGTTCTCAACAAAATGGCAGTTGCCGATTGCGTTGATGATGAGTTTGCCGACAAGTTGGTACTCTGGGCTGATGTGATCCGAAAGACTTTCTATGAAGGTGGCATCGATGAGTTGGTTTCGACTCGCCGTCTGGAACACATTGTCAAGGCGTTCGCCATGTTCAAAGACCGACTCAAGGCGATTCAGTTGTGCGTCAATCGATTCGACACTGACACCAAGTCTGCCTTCATTGACCTGTACACCAAGGTTGATGCTGGTGTCGATCTCACTGAGACCTCAGAAGAAGATATCGCCGATGAAAAAGAGGCAGATGAATATGACATCTAATATCGATTATCGATACAACGAGTTTGCGTTGATTAGTGAGTTGGAAGATTATGTTAATTCTACATATACCGAACACTACTCCAAGAACAAGTTTCAGGCCACTGAGTTTATCATTGACGGTGGCCACGGTGAAGGTTTCTGCCTCGGTAATATCCTAAAGTACACTCAACGATATGGTAATAAGGAAGGCAAGAACCGTAAAGACCTCTTGAAAGTACTTCATTATGCCCTAATTGCACTGCATGTTCACGATTTAGAACATCAGTAAAGGTTCGCCCTTGCGGCGGCCGAGAACCGACAGGCCTCTCTCACTCTCTCTCAACTTGTCGGTTCTCGGTTTTTTTTATTATAAATAGAGAGAGAAATATCAACCCCCGTAATGGAGAGAATAATGGCTTATAGAAAAGTTACAACGTTTACAAGAACCGATGCAGAATCAGAGTGGCCTTTTTGGGCAACGGAATTGCTGGGTACTGACTACGACGCTCAATCCACTGCTTGGCTGGATTGGATGACCGGAAGAACGGATGTCTCAATGACAAATGACTTCAGTGATCCTTTGAGTGTTGTGATTAAATTAAACTTTGCGGATGAAGCAGCATACATTGCTTGGAACACTGCAAGAAGTGATGCTGGACATCCAGATGATTACTTGGGTAACTCGGAAGTGACCAGTTATTGTACTACAAATAGTATTACAATCGCTCACACTACGGAGTCAGATTAACCCTTGACATTTGAGTGTCGTTTTGTTATTATGTAGTTTGTTTGATTGGAGTTTATTATGATGAAAGTTTCTAAGTCCACCCTTGATACATTCAAGAACTTTGCCTCTATCAACACGAATCTTCTGATTCGTGAGGGGCAAACTCTTGCTACTGTGTCAAATTCTATGAACATTCTGTGCCGTGCAACGGTTACGGAAAGTTTTCCCAAAGAGTTTGCTATCTACGATCTCAATCAGTTTTTGTCTTTGTTGACAATGGATGAGAATGCTGACCTTGAGTTTGGTGATGAGTCAGTCACCGTACAAACCAATGCCGGTAAGTTTGAATTCTATTACGCTGAACCGTCTGTGATTAAAGCTGCACCAGACAAAGAGATTCAAGTAGAAACGCTGTACGAATTCCCGATTGCCAAAGAAAACATTCAGACAATCTATCGTGCCGCGTCTGCTATCTCTGCTCCCTTCCTGCGAGTAATTGGTGATGGTAGTCAGGTATCACTCTCTGTTGGTGATCCCAATACTCCCAAGAGTAATTCTTTCACTACCATTCTTGGTGATAGTAGTTTGGAATTTGATGCACGACTCTCAATTGAGTCGCTCAAGATTATCCCAGACTCTTACGTTGTCACAGTCGGTACTGCGCCAGTAATTATGTTTACCAATGATGAAAGAACATACTGGTTGGCATTGGACCCAAGTTCAAAAACACAGTAAGAGGTCTCAAATGTTAGAAGTAGGTCAGAGACTTCCACAGGAAGTCGTATTCAAAACTCGGGCCCGTTGTCCAAACATGGACTCTATGGGTCACCCAAATCCCTACAAGTGGGAGGATGTACTTTCTGCCGATTTGTTTAAGGACAAGAGAGTCATTCTATTTTCATTGCCTGGGGCTTATACCCCGACATGTTCTGCGTATCAATTGCCAGGCTATGAAGAGAACTATACGTTTTTTCAGTCAAAGGGGATAGATGAAATCTATTGCGTCTCCGTCAATGATACCTTTGTGATGAACGCATGGTTCCGATACCAAAACATTAAAGGTGTAAAACCGATCCCCGATGGTTCTGGTAAGTTTACTAAAGAACTGGGCATGTTGGTTGACAAAGATAACCTTGGTTTTGGTATGCGGTCTTGGAGATATGCCCTGCTGGTGAATGACGGCGTTATTGAAAAGTCGTTTGTTGAAGCTGGCATCTGCGACAATAATGAAGATGACCCATATGAAGTATCTGATCCCGCAACAATGGCATCATATATCATGGAAGAAAGTGAAGTTGGTGGGCATCAACTAGAACTTAATTTGGAAGAGTCTCTTGGGACTCAAGATAAAATTGGATAAGGAGTAGTATGGCTACTGCATGGCGTAAAAATAATCAACGCGCTCGTCGAGTTGTGGCACTTGAAAACCTCAAGAGTGCCAAGTTTTTCCCCAAAGGTGATCGCACCGAACAGAAGTGGGAAGAGAATCGACAACAACAAATTGAGGTGCTTGAAAAAAGGATATAATGATGAATGAATTTCTCTGGGTGGAGAAGTACAGACCGCAGACTATCTCGGAGTGTGTATTACCGAGTAGACTGAAAGAAGTATTTCAATCTTTTGTTGACCAGAAAGAAATTCCTAACATGTTGCTCTGTGGTACTGCCGGTACTGGTAAGACCACAGTTGCTCGTGCTCTTTGTAATGAATTAGAATGTGACTACATCATTATCAATGGATCAGATGAATCTGGCATTGATGTTCTCAGAACAAAGATTAGGGACTTTGCAAGTACGGTAAGTTTCGGTGGTAAGACCAAGGTGGTCATACTAGACGAGGCAGACTATTTAAACCCCAACTCAACGCAACCAGCTTTGCGTGCCTTTATCGAAGAGTTTTCTAAAAACTGTCGATTCATTTTTACCTGTAACTTCAAGAATCGAATCATCGAACCACTTCACAGTCGGACAACGGTGGTTGAATTCAAACTCAAGAAAGATGAGAAACCTCAGATGGCATCTGCCTTCATGAGTCGCATCTCAAATATCTTGGGTGAAGAAAACATCGAATACTCCGAAAAGGTTCTCGCCGAACTTTTGATGAAGTACTTTCCAGACTATCGTAGGACACTAAACGAACTTCAAAGGTACTCTAGGTTTGGTGCAATCGATGAGGGTATCCTTAGTAACATTGCCGAAGTCAACATGAAGGGGTTGTGTGACAGTCTCAAAGACAAAGACTTCAAGAAGATGCGGCAGTGGGTTTCTAACAATGTGGATACGGACCCGCAAGGCCTGTACCGTAAAATTTATGACACTCTTTTGGAAAGAGTTGTACAGGTGCCGCATCTCGTTCTATTGATTGCAGACTACCAGTACAAGTCTGCGTTTGTTGCCGACCAAGAAATCAATCTGACCGCATGTCTGGTTGATATTATGGCAAACGTGGATATGAAATGAGGTTGATATCCGGCGATCTATCCACAATTGGCAAAGGTGCCGCTGAAGCAATTGCTGAAGAAGTTTTGCAATATGGTGTTGTTGTTATACGAGATCAAAACTTGACCCCAGATGAAGAGGTTAGGGTTTGCAAGATGATCGGCAATGTACAAGAGTACACCGATGCGGATAGAACAAAACATATTGCTTGTCATCCAAACATACTGCGGGTCACCGGACAGAAAGATCAACACGGCGAGCCAGGATTGTTTGGACATACAAGTGCTCTTGACTGTCATGCCAATCAGGCAAGTAACTATGAACGAGACCCTTTGATCTGGTTGTACGGGAAGAAAAGTACCGAGGGAAGTTGTACCAGTTGGATCGATATGAGAAGGGCATATGAAGATTTGCCAAGAGATGAAAAGAATCGTCTACGGAAAATAAAGATCACTCTGGGATATAAGTCTGGTTCTTATTCCGACAGTCAATTCTTCAAAGAACATCATGCCACTGACAGACCATTTGATCTGGTGTATACTAACGAGTATGGTATTACTGGTTTGTACTTTCCGTTCCTACAAATTTTTGGTATGGTGGGGATGGATAAAATACAGTTTGAAGAAACGATGTCAATGCTTAAGGAACATGTGTTACAAGATCAGTACAGGTATGACCACTATTGGCAAGACGGTGATGTGGTCATCAGTGAACAGTGGTTGACCATCCACAAACGATGGGAGTGTGATTTTATGGAAGATAGAGTACTGCATCGAATCGCATTTGATTACAGTAAGACAAATATATGATTTGGTTATTATTCATAGTGTTATCCAGAGAACCCGTAGACGTTCATGTTCTGGAAGGTACTTTTGAAACGAAACAAGAATGTCAGGATGCTATGATTGCTCATGCTATTATGGCTGGTTTCTCTGGTCAAGAGTTTAAAGCTGCTTACTGTAAGGAGACAGAACATGAGTCTCGGTGATCTGCTGGGTGAAAAACCTAAACAAGATATAGACGTAGAACAGTTTCAAGTCAAACAAAAGTCTATCAGTCCGTTTGACTTTGCTGGTAGTATCACTCACACCAAAGAAAATTTGATGGTAGATGATTGGTCTGAGAAACAGTATAGTCCTTTCATTGTGAACAAGTCTCTGTCGCATGGTAGTGATACGGTCTATGCGGCGAATGAGATGAATGCAAGACCGCACATTGATTATAAGATGCAGTATGATTTTCTCCGTGGTATCATACGCAAGAAGAAACGATTCAACAAGTGGATCAAACCGGAGAAAGAAAATGACATTGAGATCGTCAAGGAGTACTTTGGATATAGCAATGTAAAAGCAATTGAGGCTTTGAGGATACTAAGTGATGATGATCTTCAGAGGATTACTAAACTATTGAATAGGGGTGGATAAAAAATCAGCAAATTATAAATAATCTTCATAATAATTAGAATTTTTTGAAGGTCGTTTAAAATGAGTGAAGATTTTTTTGCTATTGATTTTCCAGATTATACGCCAGTGGAAGTAAAGTTAAAAAGTGACGATGACTTTTTGAAGGTGAGAGAGACACTATCTAGAATTGGTGTCGCATCCAAGAAAGAAAAAGTCCTGTATCA